ATTTTTTGAACAGCACCGCTTCCACAGTTATAACAAAACGAAACAAGTGCATCAAATTCATTTTGATTAAGCTTAAGATAATCGCATAAAGTATTTACTGAGTTTTCATATTTTGCCATATCTTTTCTAAGCAAATCGTCTGCTTCTTGTTGAGTAATTACTTGCCCTTCTTTTACGTCTGCACCATAATGCCCCCAACCGATAGTCCAATACTTTTCAGCTTGTACTGGTTTATAAGCCTTAAGTCTGCATCCCTCATATTTTTTAATCAACTTATAACCGTTATCCGATAATTTAAGCATTTTTATCACTTCCAGTTTTGGATAAATCATAAATACCACCAGCACCAAAAGAAGATATTGTGCATATAACGATTGAATTAATTAAATTATCCATTATGCCAACCATAAAACAAATACATCCAGTAGCGACACCAATAGTTAAATTCTGCAATGGTATGTAATTGGTATCTGTAATGTTTAATTTTTTATTGATAATCCCAAAAATATAAGTTGCAATTGCCGTAACAACCGCAGATATAGCTTCAATTGTCATATTATTCAACCTCGCTTTCCTCTGCAGTATTTTCTACAGGATTTTCGATATTCTCTGCAGACTCTGCAGTGTTTTCTGTAGAGATTTCTTCCTCTACTTCTTTAATAGGCTCTTCCATTAAAGCTTCAAGATACTCTGCCAATGGTTCGTAATCTACATCTAGTAACTTACCTTCGTCATTAAGTCTTTCTGCTTCGTTAAGTGCAAATGCTGGACTATACTCACCATTATCTACTAATGTTCTAATTGCTTTTGCCTTTCTTTGACTCTTCTTTTCTAGCAACGTCATATTCTCACCCCCTATCCCTCTAAAAGTGTTACTCTTGCTTCTAATGAAGCTAAAGTACTGTTAATTGCTACTCTATCATCTTTCAAGTACCTAACCTCTAGCTCTGGTTCTAACCCAGCTGTAACTGTGAATATGTTTGTTATATTTTTATATGTTTGCAAGTTTTTCTTTAAATCGTTTAATTGACCGATTAGTGTTGTATCTGTAATCTCTGTATATGTTGGCGTTGCTAGATAATAAATTACTTCTAAATTTTTATTATTAAGAGCAGTTTTAAATCCGTTTAAACTTTCATATTGCGTATTTCGAACATATAAACTACTTTCTGCAACATTATTGACATAAATCACATTGTCGCCAGAAGTTGCTCTATTATCATAGCTAATTCCTCTATATAAGTTTGATATCGCTAAAACTAATGACTGTGTTCCGGTTCCACTTAATAGCATGTTATCTATAGCAAGCGCATAACTATTTACGCCGTATGAAACTGAAATCCAGTTTTCGCTTCCGTCTAATGTTGCTTTGCCTACTTTATTAAGTATATACCATTTTCCATACGTCAAACCATCTTTTTGTTCACTTGTTAAGCTATCATAAACCGTATTGCCATTAACCGCTCGAAATATAGCGTCTTGATAATCTCCTATTTTGCATAGTTCTATTGTTCCCAGAGATAATAATTGAAACTCGTTTTTATTGCCATAGTATAGTTGCGTTCGAACCCCATTTTTATTTCTATATACTTTCATAATATCCACCCCCCTCTAAATTACGCAAGCTGGAAGGCAACGACACGCGTCGTATGCGTAGCTGTTGCCGAGATAACCAGAGTCGCCGCAGCCGTACACGCCGTAGCCGCTAGCACGATTGGCACTTCGGTTGAAGAATATATAAGCTGTTGTTGTGGCACCAAGTCCATATCTTTTTAATATTGCATATGTTTGTCCATTCTTAAATCTTCCACTTGTGTCAAGGTTCTCTTGTCCAACGGCTAAATCAATGTAATATTGCCACTTTTCATCTCCACTTTCGTTAGTTGTGTTTGTGTTCATTTGTTGCCTTGAAGCAATGAAGATTTTATCATATGTATATACCATACCTTCTTTTTCTTTTACAGTATTCGTATTTTGGGCAACTTTAATTGTTTTCAACTTGCTGATGAAATCATTACTATATCCATTTAAGAAACCAGCATGTGTTGTTGCACTATTTGGCTGCATATTATATCTAGTAATTTGTTGCCACCAGTTGCCTGCCTCTGCGTTAGAATTTAACCATTGTCTTAAATCGCTATCTCTCCAAGTATTATCACCATAAGGAACACATTCACACCAGTTAAGCACACCATAACCAACATCAGAGCCCCATGTTTCTCCCATGTATGTATAGCCAGTTGGCAGTTCGTCTTGTACTGTTATAGTTAATGCTTCAATATCTGTTCTATTGTTCAAGTATGATGTTTGTGTCTTTAAGCTCCATGTGTTATTATTGCCCCAACCTACTCCAACTAAAACGCCACCACTTGGGATAGCTTGAGTTGTTTCAAAGCAGATGTATTTCCCTTGATATGCTGTTGCTGCTGTAGACCAGTTAGGTAGTGATTTTACTTTGAAAGCATATTTACCAGCAGGTAAACCATCAGGTGTTCCACCAGTTCCGTCAAACATTTGAATTGATTGTGGAGCACAGAATGGAATTGCAAATGGTGTTGTATATTTCCATTCTAAATACATTCCGTTTACTTCAACATCTGCGCCTGCTATTCTTGCAACAACATCATCTTGGAAATGGGTGACGTAAAACGGGACATCTGCATAATTTGTTTCTGTTCCGCTTATTTTCGATTTCCAATCTTCTGTGAGTTCATCCCCAATTTGAAAATAGTTGGATGCGTTGCCACTATCGACAATCATTCTCACGTCATCCCACGTTAGTTGTCCCGATGAAGAATACGCTGTCACATCTCCAGTTACTACTTCAATATTTTGTGGATATGTTGGAGAAGGCGAAGGTTGTCCGACCTGTGTATTGTTCGTAGTTATAATCAGCTGTATTCCCTTCAACAGCTTGAATTAAAAACTCTATGTTTACTCGAGTACCAGAATCTTGTATATAAATTGCAATACCACTTAATATAGTTTCAGTCAAATCAACTGTATTTTCTGTAGCATTTGATGCTATTAACATACTAGTAGTAGAAGTTCCATTTATTAACCCATTTAAAGTGTAACCACAAGTACCAATCTTAGAAAATGTATAAGTGTTGCCTGTCAATAAAGATTTATTAAACCAATTTGGCTTATTAGAAGTATTTGGTGTTCCAGCTCTCATATCTAATCCATCTGTTATCTTTATCCAAATATAGTTTTCTGTTGTTGTACCAGTTATCTTTATTTTTCCGTTAGAAATTGTAGCTGTAAGCCCATTATCTGTTAGTATGGAATCTTCAATTTTTAGCTTATTCTTCCCCGTTGTCGTATATTGCTCAGTCATTCCATACATCACAAAATCCTCTATTTTAGCATTTAAGCTATCTATTATATTATGATATGTTGATTTTGTTGTTGTTTCTACGTTTAAGTTCGATTTTAACAACTCTAAATCAGTGATACGTGCTTCGTGGTCTTCGACATCGTCTTCTACTGCACCAAGCCTTTGTACGTAAGTTGATGTATTGTCGTTAAAGTCGGCAACTTTCTGTGTATAGTTTGCATTAAAAGCATCTGTTTTGTCTGAAGCATTCTGATTAAATGTGTTTGTCTTTGACGTTGCGTTGTCGTTAAAATCCCCAGTTTTGGAACTGGCGTTTGAATTAAACGCATCCGTTTTGGAGGATGCATTATCATTAAATGTTCCTGTTTTTGAAGTTGCGTTTGAATTAAATGCGTCTGTCTTATCAGAAGCGTTTTGGTTAAAGGCATTTGTCTTATTTGTGTAGTTGTTGTTGAAATCACTCGCTTTTTGGTCGATTACGCCCACTTTCTCTGTGTAGTTTTCGTTGAATGCTGTTGTTTTTGCTGTCGCATTATTATTAAACGCCGTTGTCTTGGCAGAAGCATTATCATTGAAGTCAGTTGTCTTCTGCGATACGTTAGCGTCAAACGTATCGACTATGCCTTGCGTTTGTTGCTTTAACAATGCCGTATCGTTCTTAAAGCCTTCAGTGGTATCCATATAGCCTTTTGCAGTATTCTTGTAACCTTCCGTGGAATCCATATAGCCTTTAGTTGTGTTTTTATAACCTTCTGCCGTATCTCTTGCACTTCTTGCATCCGTCAAAGCCTGTTGACACTCTTCAAGAGTGATAGCACCTTGTGCTAACAGCCCAAGCATTTCCTCAGTATAAATTTCCCATTGTGTCTTTGATGGCAAATCAGAAATGTCTCTAATTTTGCCCCATATGCTTTCAGTTGTTTCAATTCCGATAATGTTTGTAGACAGTTTCGCATTGTTTGTCGTGTCAATTCCGTACACGCCAAATTCAACGTTTTCTTTGTCATACACAACATCTCTTAATATTACACTATTTTCGTTGTCTAACTGGTCAATATAGCTAGTTCCCTCTACAATTAACACAAAAAATTTCGCATTAAATGCGTCCCATTCTGAATCAAATTCGAAATGGAACTTGTCTACATTCTCATTTCCTGTTATGTTTGTTCCTTCTGCCCAATTAATTCGCCTATCATTAATATTATAAGTTGTTTGTCTCATTTCCAACCTCCTTTATTCAACAGTGTCTGGACTATCATATACTCTAATTACGACATTTCCTTCAGCACCACTATCTAATGTTCCAGGGTTTATACCACCAATCGAATTACTTTGAATAGTCCCAAAGATTATATTGAAGCCATTATTTTCAACATATTGGCTAAAAGATGAGCCGTGATAATTTGTCATGCAAAATAATTTGTTTTTAACATCTATAGTGAGCTTAAACTTAGAACGTCTATCATAAGTACAAAGGTTATTTTCATTATTCTTATAATATGCACTTATTCCTTCTTTTGATATTTTAATTCCATTTGCATAATTGCCCGAACCTAAAAACCACTTGCTAACTCTACTTTCTAAATAAAATTCGTCAGCATATCCTTCTACTTCTACAAAAATCGTGTTAGTCGTTATGAGATTATCCAAGCTGTGATTTGTGTTATCAAAAGCAATTGTGTAATTAGTTATTTTACAAAGTTGTGAAATCGCTTCTTTTGTTGTAAATGGTGTCATGTATTTGGTATCATTCGTTCCAGCTTTTGCTTCTATAGCAGTAGCTTTATCAGACACATTTAATTTGTTACTATTCAATTGGCCAATATCTAATTGTATACTATCAAACAAAACTTTATTTAACGGCGTGCCTACTACAGATGGTTCGTCTGCTCTTTTTAAGTATACATATCCCAAGCTATTGCCTTCACCATCAAATTGTTCCCACCTAACTGCTCCATTCGCCAACACTTCCGTTGGCACTCTGTCTACTACATTGTTCATTTTTAAACCTCCCCAGAAAAGAACTCTCCACTATAATTAAATAATTCTATCATTCCACTTAAACTTAAATCCATATCATGTATTGCTTTCTCAATTTGATTTGCTTTTTGATACGTCATTTTTTCCATGTTTTCTGGTATTGTAGAAGCTAATTGAAAAATATTTTTTAATATTGACACGTTATTTTTTATTCTTAACAATTCTGCTTTTGTTGGAAAATCAGACATTGACCAATCTGTTTTGGTTGTGATGGTTGCCGAATAGTTAAATGAATTTAATTGTGTAGCCAAATATTCGCACCAAGTCTCGATTCTATTTAAATCCGTGTAATTGTACGCACCCTTTAAAAAATCTTCGCTGTCTTGATGACTTAAAGCATATTCTACATCAGATTGAGTTCTATCATAAATTAATTCATCCATTAGCTTCCACTCACTTTCGCAACAGTCTTACATTTTGTAACATATCCCCTCGTTAAGTCAATATCAAGTTCCGTAATGAATCCATCTAATTCATTTCCATAAGGTTCTTGAATTAATACATTATCTGCCACATTTTCTTCTTCCAATACTTTTTCAAACTCAGATTCATATTGATTGTTGTAATAATCTAATATTCTTTGGCCAATATCTGCAGAATTTGAATCGTTTGCAATTTCAAGAGACTCTACATATAAAATATTTTCCTTTTCGTTTCCAACTAATGTGCTATTTACCACAAGAACATCGTGCGTGCTATCTATATATGGATATGCCGCAACCGTTACATTTCCAGCAGTATCAACTCTAAAAGTTACGTAAGTATACGTTGTCCCAGAAACTTTTGTCGCTCCATTGCACGAAAACAGATAATACGGCTCATCAAATTCTACTGTATACGTCCCTGGTTCTAAGTAATTTGAATATACTGTTTTTTGCTGGGTAAGGTCAGCTTTGTAATTGTGAGATTTAATCAAGACGGCTGTATACACATCTCCTTTTTTGATTGTTTCTGAGCCCTTAAAAATATCTGACCTTGATATTTCAATAGGAGATTCGCTTAAAGCGATTTGTTTCAATTCTAGTATACCATTTCTACTGGTTTTTGCAACCCCTCCAGAAGCAAACAACACTTTTTGCAGGGCTTCTCTACACGTACAACGTGGTATATATCCTACAAGAGATTTTTGACCCAATGCCGTTTCCAATGTATATAAATCTAACAACCCTGCCTGTTGCATTATAGAGAAAACTGTAGTGCCCACTTTCCCGTTATCATACATTTTTCCTTTAAAATCATATCTATCCAAAAGCCCAACAATATCAACTGCAGTAAATTGCATTTTGTTGTTTCCAATGCTTTCCCACTTGTCTATATAATATACGCCCATATTTGTTAATATGTTGTTTTTTTCTTGATATACTTTTAACTCTTGCCCTTGTTGAATAGTAGAATATATTCCTTGAGGATTTAATATATTAAACCTATCATCTTCAGAAAAAACTATAAATTCCAATGTGTTTATACTTAATTCGTCACTAATAACGTTAAATTGTTCTAAAATATTACAACTTGCAATGTCGTCGTTATTAAATAAAATTGCATTGCCATACATTAATTTGTATAATTTTAAATATCTGTATGGAATATTTGTAGAATAAAATGTTATTACAATTTTTCCATAATTTTCAACTAAATCCTCGCAAAAATACTCGTAATTATCTGGTGCAAATGTTTTTTCAGATAATAATGTATTATTTAAGTCATAATACTGAATTTTAAGATTATTGCAATATGAATACTGGCTAAAAGTTAGTGTTAGGCCAGGGCTTGTATGTGCTTGAGAAAATGTAATAGTTAAAACTGGTGGTGTTGTAAAATCACCTTGTGAATCTGACATGCTACTTGTCCATAGCCCAACATCATTGATGGTAGATTGCATATTATCACATTGCCCATCAAGTATGAAAAAATTTTTTTCAAAAGTCGAATATTTTTTTTCTGGCAATTTATCTTTTTTTAAGTTGCTTAATTGTGAAAACGATTGAATGTCGTTAGCACTCAAAGTGCTATCTTTTTTAGCAGTGACATCTACTACGCCATATTCAATTATTGTATTAGTTTTCATTTGATCAGCTCCTTGCAGGCAATTTTGCTATGAAATTAACTGTGAGGTTTTTATAATATGGTTTATTGTTTTTAAATCTATACATTTCGTCACTAACATTTGAAAAATACGCAGTAAATGTATAACCGCCTATTTTTATTGTATGAAACTCTTCTGGCTCAGTTAGTTTTTCGTATAGGCTTTCGTATTCGTCATAGTTTTCATCGGTTTGTTTTCCAAATCTAATGTTCCTGTAATTATAATAAACTCCTATTAGCTCTCTTTTCAAATCGCCATCATCAGTTCTTTCAGCATATTTGTCAAGAAATTCCGCATTTCTTTTAAGGCTTGCAAATACTGGTACATTATAAACAGTATCATCAATAGTTAAAAAATCACTCCATACATCCATCAAGAAGCACCCCCCGTTATAATTTGAACTCCAGCTCTTTTGCTTTCAGCGTCCAATTCTGGTTTTAAGCTTCTTACAAATTGAGAAACTGTTCCAGCAAATTTAATTACAATATTTTGTGGTTGGCTTGTCGGTGCTTCTGGCCCATAAACTGGGTTTTCAAGAGTTGGCGTTTTTGTTTGTCGCCCTGGCACTTCTGGCCCATAAATAGAGCTTTGGATTGTTGGCGTTGATATTACGTCTCCCTTGCCTAATAATGGTATTGTGTTAAAGTTTACATGGCTTATACTAGCGCCCAAACTGTTAAGGCCGTCAATAAAATCATTAATAAAATTCTCGGCTCTTTCTATCATAAAATTAATAAATCTTAAAACTACATTTATTTGCGTGCCTATGATAGAAGATATTGATTCCCATATTTGTTTAAAAATATCTCTAAATTTTTCCCACGCTGTCTTCCAATCGTTATTTGCCAACGCATCCAGAATTTGAATGAAATCATAAACTATATTGTTAAACGAATTTAAAGTTGTATCTACTGTATCAAGAACATCTTGGCTGGTATCCAAAACATCTTCGTATATATCTCTGCCTGTTTTGCCAAATATTTTTTCGATTTCTGGAGATTTTTCTCTTAAATAATCTATGCCATCTTGCGTAGTTTCTTTAATTTCATCCCAATTTTCAACAAATTTGCCGACCAAAACCACTAATGAACCGCCAGCTATAATTGCTAAATTACCAGTTGCAACTCCAACACCAACAGTAGCTTCTCCAATATCTGAAATTGTTTTTCCTAGGTTTTCCAGACTTGGGTCATCAGCATATTTTTTTAAATCTTCAACTCCATCTACTACGCCTTTGACCGCCACGCCTATGCCTGCCGCTTTTATTAAAGATAATTTTGTGGCAACTAATCCTAAATTTGTAGCGATTTCAGATAATTTTAATGCTCCCAAGGCTGTACCTATTCCAATTAATGATTTTTTAACGGTATCGCCATTATCTCCAAACCATTTAATCCATTGCGGTACTTCTATGTTTTCAAAATTAGCCAAATCAAAAGATGGTGTCAAAAACCCGTTTCCAGTTCCTCCTTCAGCTAAACTTTGATTTAAAATACTTAATTCATCAAAGCTTGCTAAATTATTTTTAATTTCTTTTGTGCTTTTGGCAACACCGCTTGCACTTTTTGCCATATTTTGAAAATCTTTAGCCGATGCAAATATTTTTTTGCCAAACCACGCATTCGCTAAGTAATTAACGTATGTCATTAACGTTGCAACGAGGTTAACTATTTTCTCTAAAATAGGTGCAAGCCCATAAGCCAACGCAAATCTTATATATTCCAAATCTTTTGCATATTGCTCATTATATTGTCCCCACGTGCTTGATGCTCGTCTTAACAATGAATATGCAGAACGAACACTCAGAACAGCTAATGCTAATTTCCCAACCTTTTTTATAGAGCTTGTAATGCCATTTTCTATATTTTTTAGTGCCGTTTGTTGCCTTTTTAGGCTAATTAAATCTATTTTGTCTTTTAATTTATCAACTGTTTTTATTGACTTTTCATATTGTATATTGGTTTTTTCTATTTTGCTATTTAATTTTGATTGTTCGTTTTCAGCTTCTTTAAGTTCTGCCGACAATTCAGCAACAGTTTTTACTTCTTCTTTATATTGCTTTTCAATTCCAATTAATACGGAAGCTTTTGCTCTATCACTTCTTGCTTTTTCAAGTGCATTTGATAGTGCTTTTGCGTTTTCTTTTGCCTCATTTAATTTGTTAGTCAATGTTTCCACTTCAGTATTAACATCCGATATTTTAGACTTATATTCTTCTGTTTTTTCATTTAAACTTTGTTGCTTTTTTTCTTCATCATTTATTTTATTTTCAAGCTCTTTAAGTTGTTTTTCAAATTTTACAGTATCAAGTTTTGTCCCAATTGTTATCCATCCATCCATTTTTTTCACCTCTTTCTGAATCCCATTTGTTGAATGAATTGTTCAACACTCTTTTCTTGTTCTTCGGATAATTTAGGGGTTTGTTTTTTCAATGCGACCGCTTCTTTTTGCTTTCTTATGGCATCTAATGTTTTTTGATCTTTGATTCCGCTTGTATCATATGTTCTTATTTCTCTTACTCGATTTAAAACACAATCTGGTTTTAATCCATTAAGTAAGTCCATAAATTCCCACCAGTGCATATTTGTTTCATATACATTTGGTATGGCATAATCAGTATAAAAACTTGCTTTAATATATGACTCGTCTTGGCTATAATCCATGTCAAGCTCCGAATTATCGTCGTTTAATTCTTTGCCGCAAGACAAATAAAATAATCCCTTTTTAATTAATTCTTTATAATCTGGGGGATTATTTAATCCTTCATCGCCAAACAATAAATATATAATTGCAAGAGCTCGCTCTTCTCCTCTTATTTCTTGTTGTGATATCCTCTGACATTCTATTGCAGTTTTAAAATCCGTGTCAATTTTATATAATTTCCCTCCAACTTCAACATACTCTGGATACTTTGTCATATAACATTATTTCCTTCGTTTTTCTTATATTTTTCTTTAATGTTTTGTATTATTGTTTTGGAAGTGTTTTTTAATGGCGGAATAATTTGTGTAAGTGTGTCAATAATATCATTGAACATTAACATATAGGGTTTTCTTCCATTTAAAATTTTTTTGGTTGTTCCCTCGCCAATAAAATCGTCAATTGTTTTTTCTTCTTTTTCCATAAATTCTTTGCAAGCTTCTCTTGTAGCCTTGTCATATTCTGTAGGAAATTCGCCCTCTTTGTTACAAGTTTCTTCTATTTCTTTTAATTTGTTTTGCACTTCCTCAATATTTTTTTGATGTTTAATTTGACATTCGTTAGCACGGAATGAGAAGTCAATATCCTCTGGGTCAATCTCAATAAATTCACCAGTATCGTTTCCTTCTGCATCCTTAATCCCAAATCTTTGAATGCTTCCTTTTCCCAATTCTATATACTCCATAAAAACCCCCATAAAAAATTAGGGATTGAGTGTGTCCCAATCCCAATAATTAAGTTCTAAATTGATGCAGATGGTGTGAATGATGGAACACCGCTCGAAATTGTTACAGTTCCGTCAACAGGGTCACCATTAAAATAAATTGTATATTCAATTTCTTCACCACTATAACTATTAATTGTAATTAAGCAATCGCTTTTCTTTGCAGGGTAATTACCATCGCTACCGCCCCAAGTATCAACCTCAAGAATGTGAGATGCACAATTAAGTTTGTCTCGCAAAGAGTTAATATAAATAAATTCGTCATCATGCTTGTAACATTTTTGAGTGATGCTCAATTGCTTTTGGTTGCTCTCATGGTCTGACCTAGCAGAATCTTCAATAATCCATTTTTCTGTGTTTACTTGTGGATTGTATGCGGTGCTAGCCTCATTTATACCAATACCAATTACTTTCCAAGTCGCCGTAGAACTTGGTGTGGTGTCTAAAAACTTAATGTATTGGCTTCTTTTAATTTTTTTAATGTCATCTGGTATTACAGCTAATCCCATTTTATTTCCTCCTTTACTTTCCAAAATTCTGAATATCTTTTGCAGTTTGAGGCTCAATAAAACCTTTTTCATTTAGATATACAAGTTGTTCCTTTGTTTGAACGTTAACGTCGTCATTTTCATCATAAAAAACTCCGTTTAATGAAAAACTTTTAATTGCTTTTACAGATTTCATTGTGTCCCCCTTTCTATATAGATGACGGCTGACTACTATCAATCATATAATCAACCTCTATCTGTATATCAAATTCAGCCGTATTTGTGGTCGCATTATTCATGCTACCACAATTTAGGCATTTTATTTCTTGAATGCCGTTTATTTCAGGCAATATGCCATTCTCGTTGTTGTATCTTATAATTTGTTCAAAAACCTCGAAAAACCCAATATTAATCAAATTGTTTAGTGTGTCTTGCGAATAATTGTTTCGACTTCTAAAAGAATACACATCTCTATGTATTTCATTTCCAGTTATCCACTTTTCCACAGACTTATCCACAGGAATCTTATCAAGAGAATAATTGTTAGGGTCAGCAGGCAACATATTAGCATTAATTAAATACTTTGTATCAGTCAATAACGTGTCTATAATTGAGATTAAATAGGCTCTCAATTTTGTTATTCTTAATTCAGTTGTATCAATTACATTTGTGTTAATATTTGCCATCTACTCACCCCTTTTAACATAATCTTGTACCTCTTCTACTACATTTGGCATTTCAGCGCTTGCCATTCTTTTATCCCAATATGGGCCTGTTCCGTGGAGTTGTATAGTTTCTTACTGGCCCTTTTGTATAACCAACATATTGAGCATGAGCGTAAGGGCTTTGATAAGTTATAGAATCAGCCTGCAAGTTTACTGTTTCTCTTAATACTCCAGTATCTCTTGGGACATATTTGTCCATGTGCTTATAGCAAGTATTAGTAAAAAACTTTTGTACTCTGCCATTTGGCTCTATTCCTAAATTCATTTTAATTTCGCTTATAGGTTTTAGCATATTAGCTTCCCTCCAAGTGAATGTGTGGATTTTCTCCAAATGTATTATCAGTAATCTGTGTTATATTATATGCTTCGTTCACATCAGATTGGCTTTCAATGGCTTGTTGTATGTTACCCTTACAAACTATATCCCCTATTTCGAAATTGCCTATAAAGAGATTTTCGTTCGTTTCATAAGGTATTCTTATTCCAATTCTATTATTGAATTGATATCCATCACGAACCACACTACCTTTTACGTTAAATACCCATGCATGTGGATAATAATATCTAGTCCATGTTTCAAGCCTTGTTGTTTCATCTGTTCCTTTGTGAAATACTGTTATGTCTGTGTTTGTTATCATCTATCCCACCCCACAATACAAATAAGGTGTTCCATCTTCTAATTGGCAAGTCAATAAATAATCTCTAATAATGTCGTCATATTGCTTTGTTTCTTTTGTGCTGTCTATTGTGCCATAAGACACACTATATCCATCTGTATTTTCGCTTGCTATATTCTTAGCTTTTTGGGTATCATTATTATTCATAACTTCAATAAGCCTAAATATACAAGCTTTAACCTCTGTAATTTGACTAGGCAAGTTTTTAAGTCTGCCTAGTGTTCTTTCGTCTACTTTTCTTCTAGCTCTAAGTTCTAATACATTAAAAGGCACTTCATCTAAACTACCGCCCAATTGTCTGTATTCTGCATACGTTAGATATTGTTCGCTAAAATTCATTTGAAATGCCTCCTTTCATTATAAACTTGGTACTGTTGCTGGCTTTAAGCTTGCAAATGGGAATCTTGTTGCTGTTTCGTTTAATGCGTTAACTGGGTTTGGGATTTCCCAACCTAATCTCATAACTACACGTAATGCAACCATGTCATCTTGTGCTAAGTTATAAAGAATAGAGCCATCTGTGTCTTGAATTACTGCTTGGTCTAAAATCTTGTACGTTACGTCTTGCCTAATGGCATATACTGCTTGGCTAAAATCACCAGCAATTAAAGTAGATACTGTTTTATCCCATACACCGTTATCCATAAATTCTCTTCTAACTTGACCAATTTCAGTAGTATTTAAAGGTTGTCCAGTTGTATCTAACATCATTCTGAATTTACCCTTTAATCCAACTCCACCTAAAATTCCATTTACGTTGTATCCTGACTCTTCAACTTTTGTCATAACATCGTTAATGTCTGAATATAATCCGTTGTTTGTTGCGTTTACTTCTGCTCCCGCGCTAATTACAGAAGGAACTAGACCAGCTCTCCAATCACTTGGTTTATCTACTCCGAAGAACATAGCATTATCGATTTTCTTTGCAAATGCTTCAACTATTCTTGGTCTTACTTCTGCCCAAATATCAATATCAGCATCATTTAATACGTTCTCTTTAATTGGAACAATTACTGCAAGTTCCGCAGCGTTAATATATTTTTTATCCCATGCCATTTTAGTTGTATTTTTTCTACCATTGTTTGAAGTTTCATCAACAAAGTATGCTACTGGTAAGCTATCTAATACTCTTAGTTTTGTTTTGTCGCTTGTCATGTTAGGTAATCTTCTAAACATAGACAATGCTTTTGATTCTTTCGTTACGCCTTCAAATATTTCATTTGCAACTTGTGTTTCAATAAGCGCATCAACATCAGTTCTATTAATAACTGCCATTTTTCATCTCTCCTTTTTAACTTTGTCTTGAGCTTCTTAAAAGCCCATTCATAATATCATTCGTTGTTGTTTCTCTACCAACTCCGCTATTAAGTGATGGAGCTGTTTGAGTCTTTTTAATTTGCATTTCCCCAAAATACTGAGGATTATCTTTTTTGTACTTTTTTAATGCTGTATCAAAATCTGTTGTGTCATTTACCATTTCTAGCACTTCACTTGTTACAAACCTTGCAAATTCTTTCTTAACATCTGTGCTTCCTACTTTTACTTGTGCTTCAAGTAGTGCAATTTGTTTTTCCAAACTTGCTTTTTCGTTTGCTAAAGTTGTGTTGTTTTGGGTTAACTCGTTTATCTTGTCATTTTCCGTCTGATTTGATTTCTTCCATGCTAAAAACTCTTTGTACTTTTCATCTTTTTGCCAATCTGAATTGGCTTTTCTAACACCAGCATTAAAAGAATTGTCTAAATCTTGTTGCGTAAATGTTTTTTCAACAGTTTCTTCTTTTACTTCTCCAT